AGTCAATCGGTAGCTTAACATTACTTGATGATTACAGGCGCTGGCGCGACCGTGTTTTCGCTAATGAGCTGCTGAAAGCTGATGACGGAAGCCAATCAAGTGATACTCAAGGCGGATACTATTATCCAGGTGGTAAGACCACTGCTCAGATTAAGGCTGACGCTTTAGAGGGATATGCAACATCCGACGATGCAAAGTTCGACGTTAAGAATGACCTTCTTGAAGTTGTTAAGGACATGCGTAAGCGTAATGTTCCTACCTTCTCTGATGGTTACTATCGTTGTATTTGTGATCCCAGTGCAATGATGCATCTGCGTCAAGATACTGACTTCAGGGAAATTGCACGTTATCCTGGTCAGGGCATTATTAACCCAATGCAACCTAATCAGGCACCTAATGCTAACTTTTATCAAGGCATGGGACCTGCATATGGTCAAGCTGGTTTTGTAGCCGGTCAGCCCGTTATGCCTACTGGATTCCTCTTTGAGGGAGTTCGTTGGTTTGAATCTACAAACTTGCCTAGCTCAACTCAAGAAGCGTGGATCAACGACGTTCAAACTAGTGCAAAGCAATATACTGTCGCACAGTTAATCTTCTTCGGTCCTCAGGCCGTTGGTGTAGGTATTGGTGGAAACAACGCTCAGATCCTCCTGAACAACAATGATGACTTCTCACGATTCATTATCATGATCTGGAGTCTGTTTGCCGGTTTTGAAGTACTTAATAAGGACTTCATCACGGTTGGTTACTCTTTCGTTTCTTAATTAGAGGTAATTAACTATGGCTATTATTTTTCCCGGTAACTATGTAGAGCGTTTAAACGCTTATTCATCAGCAAAGACTGATGAAGACGGTAACGTCACAAGCGCTGCTGCAAACAGGCAAGGCGTGGAAGCCCTTCCTGGTCTTACCTTCTTTAGCGCTGTTGGCGTATTAGAAGTGCCTCCTGCAGGTATTGCTCAAGCTGTAAGTAAGATGAAGGTCTTATCACCAGATATGCGTTCTGATGACAAGCCACGTCTTGATACAGATATGGTGATTCCTAATACTGCTGAAGTATACAGTGTTGCTATCCGTGGCATCAACGTTAAGGATGCTGCTGCTTCAAAGAATATTACTCCAGCAATTGCCCCCGCAGGTACAGCATTCCAGACTAATCTTACGACAGGAACTACGATTACTTCTGTTGGAACAACCTTCTCATTGGTTGATGCAAAAAGAAGCGTGTTCACTGGATTCAAGGATACTGAAACTCAGACTATGGGTGCAGATACAATCATTTATCTGAAGCATAATGATAACAGCTCAAACCTTCTTCCTATTAATACGGACGATGCGGCTGCTGTCATCATTGAAGTCTGCTACTTTATGTATGCAGAACCTGCAGATGAAGACGATGTAAATCTCCCTTATAAGACTGAAGCAGGTTCTTCCTGATAATTCTTAAATAGGTTTTAAGCGTCCTTCACCGGACGCTTTTTTTGTGCCTATAATAAAACAAGTGGTTTATATATACACATGTCAGAAAAAACCAAAACTATTAGTTTGTTTCAAGACGAGAAAACAGGTAAGCTAGTTGAGTTTATCCATAAGCACGATGAAGACTACGCAAAAATAAAAGATACTTCAGGTGTTATTAGTTATGTACCGCTTGATCATCTTGTACCTTATGACAAGGAAAAGGGCCGGTTAGCAAAAGTCACTGCTCCACATGCTATGCCAGTACCTGAGGAAGAGGCTCCAAACAGGGTTGTTCCGTTAAATGATGTACGGTTAAATATGAATGTAGCTACAGCTGAGCATATTCAGCAACGGTTACCTGGAGTAGGTTATGCAACCGCCAAACGCATTGTAGAATTACGGATGTCCCTTTCCGGTGAACGTTTTACTAATTTAAAACAATTAGAAAATATTCCACGTGTTAATTGGGAACAGCTTGTGAAAGATGATTTAATTTTTATTGGATAGAGCATTTTTCTAATTAGTTAGAATATTAATAGTATCATGGCTACTTACAAATGGCTGAGAAGCTATGAATGTACAAGACTTACTAACGTTGAAGGCGCAGCAGGAACTAGATCAGCAAATCTCTGCTGAAGAAGCTGCTCTTATAGGAGCTGGTGTGTTAGGCACTGGTGGATTAGCTTTAGGTCATGGAGCACATACTATTGGTAGAAATATAAATAAAACAAAAGATAGTCTTGCAAGTAAACACGGATTAACGAGAAGTAAGGCTCAAAGGCTTAAAGGTGCTGTAAGGCCAGGATTTAGGCCAGCTGGCACTCTCGTTGGTATCATCGCAGGTGGAGGCTTAGGTGCTGGTTTACAGCAAATCATGCAACAAGCCTCACCCGCTGCAGACCTTCTAGCTAAATATCATGCGGGAACATTTACAGAAAATGATGCCCATCAATTACAATACATTCTGAAACAGATGTATAACAATCCAAATACCTATGGTATGGCCTAATGCAGCTAGATGAGTACAATAAATCTAAGGTTAGATTTCACTTAGGATTTAACTCAGGATCGCAGATCCCTGCAGGAGATCGTGCACGGGTAGAGGAAGCAATGGCAGTGATACCGGATGAGTATTGGTTTAATGAAATCATTTATCAAATAGGTCGTTGTGATATTGCATGGAAAGCAAGTGCATTTTTCCCCGATGATTACAATAATCAAGCAGGTACTGGTAACTTTAACTTCTCTCGTTTAGAGCAGATATCAGGTGACGTAAGCCGTGCTATTGCTACTACAGATCCATTGAAAGCAGATGCTGATTTCCGTGAAGTATATTTAAGAGAAGGTGATCGCTTAGCGGAAACATTATATGTGCCTAATTATAGGCGCCCTGAAGTACGTCGCTATTCTTTTGAGAGAGCAGGTTCAGAATTCATAATGGCAATACCTGGACCAGCAGACACAGCAGTTGGTTCAAGAATAACTTTAAATTTAATGTGGAGATAGGATTCAAAGCAGTAATAGGTTAGACTAGAATAATGGTAATTAAAAGAGATTATTATGACATTTGGAGTCGGCAGACACGAAAAAGTCACAACAAGAGGTGAAGGCGATAGGGCCGCAAGGTTAGCTGCAATGGCTGCTACAGATAATAATCCATGGGCCTTTGGATTAACTCCTAATAACGAAGCTAATCAAGTGAAATCATCACGAGACGATAAATACGGAAATCTACGTGTATTGCCTAAGGAGATGGAAGGCGACGATGATTTTGCTCAAGAAGGAGATACAGCTAATACACCAATGGAGGATCCTGATAATCAGACAGGATCTTTAGCTCAACGAACTTCTGCTACTGATGATCCATCAACTGATCCAGAAGATTTAGGAATCTCACAAATACAGAGTCAAGTAAGCAACGGTGTTGATACATCTGATTTAGATAAGCGAGTTAAAATGTTATCAGGGAAGATGGGATCAACAAATAAGAACCATATTCCAAGTATTTATCCTAATCACACTTACTCCTGATTGTCATGGCCACAAGAAAGCAACCACAGCAGCGTAATGGATTCAATGCCCCTTCAGACCCGAACATGCACTCCAAATCTTCTCCTAAGATGAATATGAGCGTCCCTAGTATGCCCGGCAGTGCGCCTAATAACAATAAAGGCAATAGTGACTTTAAGCTTACTGATCCTCAAGTAGCACAAACTGCTGCAAGTACAGCAATAACTAATCGTCCAGGAATGAATCCAACTGCAATTGCAGCTGCAGTTCCGTTTAACCCACGTCCCGGAATGATGAATGTATACGGAGATGGGATAGTATCCAATCTTGCTACAAATCCAGCTATGTCATTAAATCCGGGACAAGTTCCTCCTTCAGGAAGAATGCAAGGAAATACCCCTTTAACGCATAAGGAAACAGGTGGTTTTTATAATGAAGTTCCGCAATTAGTACCAGAACAGGATTATGAGCAATTAACAGTAGCTTATAATCAAATGAACGCCGCTCAAAAAGGGTCAATGGCCCCTAATGCCATGGGCTTAGGTACGTTACCTACTCAAGCTGACATGACTCCTCCTCCTCAGGATTTAACACTACAAGGCGTGACAAGTGCTGATCCAGTGGCAATGCAAAACCAAATGGCAATGCAACAGCAAGCTGGTATGAATTTAAACTCAGGTGCTCAAAATCAAGCCCCACTAAACGCATAAGGTAAAAACAAATGGCATCAACTTCCACGAATAAGCAACCATTATTAGTAGATCGTCCTCTACATACACTATGTAATGTAGACAAAGCAATTACAGGCAATCCAGCTCCTGG